TCTGCTAGTTCTAAATTTTCCGCTTTCACTACTACTTTTTACACTTAATCTTCTATATTTATTAGACCATTCACTAACGGTAAGACGTTCTGTGGGTCTTAAACCGTCATTAAATGCTTTTTCCCATGCGTTCATGATGCTAAATTTTCTAATGCCTCTCTATGCTCTTCTGTAAGTATCTTATGTATAGCACTAGGATTATCTTCACCTGCCAATTGATGAGATAACCTGTCTGCAATGTTTTCTAGTGAAGCTCTTATAGCTCTAGCTTTAGCAAAAGCAGATTTAGTTATTATTTCTACATCTATGACCTGTTCTTTCTTTTGTTCTACGTCTATTTTTGCTAATTCTGCTAAAAAATACTCTCTTTTTGCTTTACTTTCCCCATAACTTGGTATTTCTTCTGCTGTTTTACTGTCTATTTCTTCTTTTAGCTTCTTTCTAACGGTTATATCCTTACTTGGTGGTGCTTGCAAGTCCCATAATCTAAACGCTTCTTCTTTGTTAACCAGTTTTCTGCCATTATGGTTTACAATTGCACCTTCTAATTTACCACTTTTAATTTTCTTTGAAACCGCAGTCCTAGACACGTTTTTTAGTGTTGCAAGTTCTGCCATTGTTATAAGCATAATCTATTTTTGTAAACTTATTGATTTTATTATAGTAAACTTGTAAACCCCCTCCTGACCCACTCGCTAAAAAATTTCAGAGCGTATGAACGACCCACAGGCACATGCCTAAAAAGAACCTAATGCCTACTTAGCAGTAGCTATAGCCTTAGACATTGCTTTATTAAAGTGTTGGTTAAATCTTCTATTAATAACTTTATCTCCTATGACTTGTAAATTAAATCTGCCTGTGTATGTTGGCTTTGTTGAAACGCTTACAAATCTAGTTATTAATTTATTACCATCACGTTCATAGATACCTGGTGGCCTACTGCTGTTTCTAGGTGTACCTATAAATGCTTTATTGTTCTGAACTGCTGCACTAACTTTTTTTAAATTAGCTCTTGTTACGTTTCCAAACCCATTAACTTTAATTTGACTAGGAATAAAGTAAGAATTAACAGTACCATCATTAGGTAAACCGCTAAAAAATCTTTCATAACCTTTTGCAGGTCTAGCACCACCTTTTACACCAAACCGTAAATATCTTGCAGCGTCACTACCTTCTTTATCTTTAGCGAATACATGTACAATTAGATTTGTTTTCTTAGATTTAGTTGTTAAGAAAGCTTTTTGTGTAAATCTTGTTGGTTTATTAAATGCGCTAAGTGTACCTTTATTAAATGCATTACGCATGTCAAAACCAGTATTATTAAGAGCTACAGATGTAGCAAAAGGTAATTGTTTTCTATTGTTGTTTAAAAATCTATCAAAGCCTTTAAGATCTTGATCTATGGTAAGAGATATACCCATTAGAAAGGTATGGTAGCTGTCTCTTCTACTGTAGCTGATTGTGTTTGCTCACGCTTTTCAGGTAAAACAAAGTTAGTAACATTAACTTTTAATTGTTTTCTTTTTTGTCCATCCTCTGTTTCGTATGTTGTATACTCAGCATCACCTGATACTGCAACTAAGCATCCTTTTTTGTATACATCTACTATAAGTTCCCATCTTTTGCCCCATACCTGGCAATCAATAAAAGATGTTCTATCTCTTCCATGAGATACGGCTATAGTAAAAGCTGCAAGATCATAAGCCCCTGCCTTTTTATATTCAGCGTCTTTAGTTAAACGCCCTGCGATTGATACATTAAACATTGTGTTTTGTTAGATAAGTTGCTATCAGGTTGTTAATACCTGATGAGTAGGAATAGTTATTAGCTTTACAAAAGTCTCTAAATGCTTTGTAGTTAACAGGAGTAAGTTTTGATGACACAAGAAAGCGATTCTTCCAATTAGAGGCGGCAACATCAATAGGTCTAGTATCAAGTGGTTTGTTAGGTTCATCAATCATTGGTTAGCAGCAAGCCATTCTTCTATAAAGGTAACGTGTTTTGGCAATGTTATATTTTCTGATAATTTTTTGTTTCTGTTGAAGTCAAACTCTATATATAGTGCATCTGCGAGTGTGTTGTATAACTTAGGATCTTTGACAATTAATTCACCTACTAATCTTAGGTAATACTTTTTAGTTTCTGTATCTAATATTGTAGGCATACCAACAGCTTTATTTTTATTTATAGGTGTTACTTTGTCTGGTGTTGGGTTTGCAAAGTCTCCATCATTATCAGGAATACCTGCATTTAATCCTAATATTGCCAATAAAGAATATCTGCGGCAGTAAGTTATAGCACCACCTTCTTGATGCATTGGGTTGCCCCTCCCTCCTGTATTAACAGGTAATACCATTTCAGAGGTTATAGATTCGCCAGATGTATGTAGTAGGTTTGTTATCAAAATATTTTTATTATCTTCTACTTTTGTTGTGTGTACAACAGCTAAACCATTAGCAGCTAATGCAGGGTTAACAGTAGATAATACTGTAGATAGATCAGCAAACTTGCCATATTGTGCTGTATCTTTTTCTTCAATTGTGCCAACCGTTTGTATGAACTTACAAAGTGCTTTGGTTATTTCTTTTGTCAAAGTGTTTTGTATATTTATTTAAGTATATCTAGGGTTTACCCTTATGACAATCATGGCTGTTAATAATTTGTCTTAATCGTTCATTATCTGCTATTACTTCTGCTAAAAGTTCATAAGGGTCATTTATCCCTGCTAACTCTGTTCTTAGCATTCTTATCCGTCTATTATGTTTAGCTAATGTACAAGACATTGCATTAGTAGACTTTATGAGCTAACGATAACATATATATAGCGTTTGTAAAGTTTTACTACAATGTATGTAGTGTGCTGTTGTATTGCTGTTCTATCTGTGTTCCATTGTGGTACAAACCTAGTCAACTTATTACCCAACTATGTCCAAAACTAGACCAATTCTAGACAGATCTTTAATAGACAAGATCACAGCTATAAAGCCGAAATACATTACAACTAATGGTTTTATTAATATGCTTTTAGAAGATGCTTATAACGATAGGATTAATAAAAAGGTAAATTTGACAAATGATGTAGCATATATATATACAAACAATAAAGAATTAGAGGATAAGAAATTAGACAACAATGGGTTAGACAATAAAGGCTTAGAAAGAAAAGAACAAAAAGAAAAAATTAATAAAAAAGAAAAACAAGAAAAGATAATACCAGATGATTTATTGCATTTACAAACTCTTATAGATGACTTCTGGAAAGTAAAGAAAGGTAGTAAATCAATACAGGCATGGAAACAACAGATAGCAGAATATAGAAAGTTTATAGAAAAGTATGGAGAACAGGTATTAAGAGATCAATTAGAGGCTGGTATTCTTGCAGGTAGTTGGAAAGGCTGTACAGTCAAAAACTATGAATCTATTACCAAAATAACTAATAAAGGTTTTGTAGAAGAAGAAAAAGTGCATCCTAATCAAAAGGTTGTACAGTTTGATGAGATGGGGAATATAATCTAATGGATAGTTTATTTGGTGGTAGTGGCATAAGAACACTGCGTAACATGGTTAGAAAAGGTCTTATAAAACCAGAAGATTTAGACAATCCTCCCAGTGGTTGGTTTTTATCTATGGGTTATGAAAGAGAAAATGGATCAGGAAGATGGAAGCGTACAATTCGTACAAAAAGTGGTGCAACCTCGTCAATTCCTGTACATAAACTGCCAAAATATAAAAATGTACTTACAGGTAAAATAACTTTTGATCCTGTGATGTATGAAAAACAATATTAAAGATATTCTTGTACAAGATCCGTTTGTAGAGTTTTATCCTGAACCTCATAAGTACTACGATTTAAAACGGAAATGTTATGTAGCAAGATCTGTTAGTGATGTCATAAAAACGAGTGATTTTGTAAGTAAAAATATGGAAAAAGCAGCGGAAAGGGGAACTATTATTCACGGTGCTGTACAGATATGGAGTGAAACAGGTGATAAAGAACTAGCACTAGCGTATGCAAAAGATTATGCACATTGGGTAGAGCATCTTATAAATTACAGAATGTGGGAGACATGGAAACCTTTAGTAAATGAGCTAAGAATGATAGATAGAAAAAGAGATATAGCAGGTAGTTGTGATGTTGTTTTACAGCATAAAATAACTGGTATGTTATGTCTTGCAGATTATAAAACACAGGAAAAATATCAGAAAAAAAACCATAGTTTACAGATGGGCGGCTATGTAAGTCTTTTATATGAAAACTATCCTTCTATATCTTTGTTTAGTTGCAGAATTATTTATATAACTCCTGATGGTATAAAAACACAGGAATATAATCCAAATGAATGTATGTTTGATTATGAAGAAGCAAGAAAAGCATATTTTAAAAAAGCTAAAATATAGGTAAGGCTTGCATAATATAGGGGTATACACCATACTATGTAAAAGCTAATGTTTTTTATCTAATCAGGTCATGAGTTTTGAAGAAGAACTAGAAGCTATTGAAAGAGATGAATGGTTAGCAAAATTTGATGATAGGCAGGTTATGATGGCTGCAAGAATGTTTTTAGAATGGTTGTATCATTTACCTGATGATTGGCAACCA